TCTGAGAGTCCAAATAACCTCGCGACATGTTCAATACATATATCGGCTAGAGCGCCGTTAAATGTATCGGTGGCGCTCTGCAAGTCGCCACTACACACATCACTGTAATCATTCAGCCTCCCACCCTGGTTGTCCCACCACTCTTGGACACTCCTTCCCGCGATTGCCCATTTCTGGCGGCGGATCCTCCCAAACATGTACGCATTAAACCGTGCGTAAGTCATGTTCTCGTAAGAGTCAAGGGTGATCACTCGGATTTTACCGCCAGAAAGAATCGCCTTAGGAATTACCCAGGGCTTTCCCTCCGCCTTTGAAAGGCCATAGAACAAATTTCTTTTTATTTTCCCCTCAACGCAAGCCGCGCTCTGCGTAGGCACTTGTGCCTGTTTGTTCTTGAGGAACGAATCACGACTACGTACTGTAAACAGGGCCCTCACGAGCTTACTCATGAAAGCCTTGCTCCGGTTCTCCCTGACCGGATCGACCCCCTCTGGCCGTCCTGAAGTAACTAAGTCGATCATCTTTTTTCTACTTTTTTCTAAGTTTTCGCGCCTGTTGACGATCAGGCATTTTCTGGCGAGATACAGAGAAAAGACCGTTGCGCTCGTCCAAAGGTCTTGATTTGGTGCATCAGGAGAGTCCATCGTTCCAAAGAACTCTTCGACCATCGCATCTAAATCAGCCTTCACGCACCGTGAAGTTCTCAATTGTTCCGGTACACACATCATATCTTGAAGTTTCCCCCAAATATGATCGCAAAGGGACTGCTCATCATCTTGATTCCCGTTAGGGTCAAGCCTGATATTATTAAGCAGCCTGCATACCGACTCTAATCCCGCTATATCTACTCCTTTGTTCTCCACTGAGGCGGCTGGTGCCGATCCAACCTCATTTCCCCTTTTCGTTACGTCTTCGGCGACGGTATTTTTGGTCTCGAGGTTTGTTTCCTCGGGGCTTTGCTGACTGTGACTTTCGCCACTTTCGCCGATGGTCGCCAAACCATCATTCTCTTCACCTCCCAAGTTGGAGTCTACTTTCGCCTGCGCGGTCCAGGCTCGCAAGAGGTTTTGAAAGACCCTCCAAGTCTTTTCGAACTTATCTCCTCTTTTTTCGAGACGCCGCCTCAATCGGCCCACCAAACGAGTGATCCTATTACGGGACCTATTTGATGGAAGTTCTGCCATGCAAGTCATGGCCCTCTTCAATTCACTAATACAACTGGCTTCTGAAGGTTCACCAGAGGATCGCCTGGCCTGCTCGGCGATGTGGCCCGAGTAGGAGGACTTAGTTGCTGGTAATTTCCGGTGTTTTGGGTGTTTAAGCCAAAAGGGTCCCAGCGTCCCCTTACCGTATACGGGGTCTTTCCCCTTGGGTCAGAAGGTTATCCGATACCTTCAAAACTGACTTGCTCCAGCCAGACGGTTTCCCGCCCCGACCCCCCGTTTCAGCCCCCTTTCACTACTACTGCCTTCCGGAGAAGGCCTTACGTTTCGCTACTTAGAGTCGATTCCACGGAGACTAGCTTTTTACAAGTCTTCTTCGCCCGGTGCGGATTGGCTCTCGCCGCTTTTCTTGACGTTGTCCGGTCGCAACGCCTGCGGAATTCCAAGACGCTGTGCGTGTGTAAGCGCACGTCGCGCACTTTCTTTCGTTGAACGTAACATCGGTTAAGATGTGGTCGCAGGACCTAAAACTAGACAACTACTCCGGTGTGCACCCAGGATCGAGTGGTCGACTCGGTAAAATTCGACCTACCCCTCCCCCCTGTACGGCAATTCATGTCCGTACCATCGTTTTCCTCCTCAGGGAAAACGGAAGATCCAACATTGTGGCTTTCTCGAAAGAGACCCTGTTGGCACCTTCTCCACAAGATCAGCATCCTAAGATGACAAAACTCGCAGAGGCGG